GCAAACGTGCGGTACGATGAATGGCGTTCGTACTTGCGTTAATAAACCTCCTTCTAGCAACGGAATCAAAATAGATAGCACTGTTAAAACCACTGACAACACAGACGGCGGTAAAACCAGCGTCAAAACGGATAACGCAACCAAGACTACTTGCACAGGCATTAACAAATGCTCCACGACGACTTCATCTACCACTACGACAACCAAAACTAACGGCTCTGGGCAAACCACTTCAACCGACACTAAGTGTACTGGCGCTTGTGGTGACAGCGGCACAGGCATTAAGCCTGGTGGCAGTACAGGTAATGGCTCTGGTTCCGGTGATGGCGAAGGCGACGGTTCTGGTGATGGTGCCGGTTTAAGTGATCCTGAAAATGATTCCTTTGATGGTGAAGGCGATATCTGGGATCAAAAGATTGCCGACTCCAAAACTGAGCTGAAAGAAGATCTTGCCAAGCTTAAAGAAGCCTTTACACCCATTGGCGACATTACTTTAGGAGGAGGAGGGGAGTTGTATTGCCCACCTGCCGTTACTGTCATGGGCCGCTCAATAGATTTTTGTCTGGATAAATATGCGGGTTCTCTCTCTTGGATTTCCGCTGCTATTTATGCTTTGTGCGCCATGGTTGCATTAATGATTGTCTTTGGTTGAGGATTTGATATGGATTTTATTATTTCGTGGATGGGTAGTGTTACTGGCTTCTTCCAGGCTGCTTGGGATTTTATGGATAGCGGCATTTATACGTTTACTAAAGAGCTTTTGGTCATTGTTACGAAAGCTTTAATCTATTCGTTCCTTCAGTTCAAGATTCTTATGCTTGATGTGGCTTATGAGGTTATCCAGGAGCTTTTACGCGAGAGCGGGGTAACTGAATTGGTTAAATCCGCGTGGGCATCTATCCCCGGCAATATTCAATCCATGTTGGCTTTCTTCAAGATTCCTCAAGGCCTGACGCTTATCTTTTCCGCCATTCCCACTCGCTGGGCAATGAAATTCATTCCCGGAGTTAGCTGATCATGGCGATTAAAATTCATCATGGCCCTAATGGTTCTTATAAGACCTCCGGTGCGGTGTGGGACGATGCTGTCCCGGCTGCAAAAGAAGGTCGATTGATTATTACCAATGTTCGAGGGATGTCTCGTGAGCGTTTCGAAGCTTTGTTTGATGATCTGCCTGATACTTTTGATGTTGAGTTTATTAGCCACGAATCCGCAGAAGGCTTGGAACGGATTAGAACTTGGTTTCAATGGGCTCCGCGAAACGCCTTTCTGATATTCGATGAAGCACAGGTTATTTTTCCTAGCAAATGGTCTGATAAATACGTTGAGCGTTTCGATTACCCCGGCGGTCCAGACAAGGCGAAGTCTCAGGACAAACCTACCGACTGGCTCTCTGCCTGGACGATGCACCGGCATTTTAACTGGGACATCATTTTGACGATGCCCAATATCAAGTACTTGCATACGGATATCCGCAATACGTCTGAGGCTGCTTACCAGCACTCAAATCTCATGCTTCTTGGTAAATGGATGAAGAAGCTTGTTTCAAAGGACTATAAGGAGTCGATGCATAGCGCTCAGGAGAATAAAGCGCCTACAGATGGCTCCAACATCGTTCAATTGCGCAAAATTGATAAGCGGGTATTTCAACTCTATGACTCAACAGCCACCGGACTCCATCGAGACACCATGGCGGGCAAAAACGCCCTCACGTCTCCGCGCGTTTTTATGCTCCTCGGAGTATTGGTACTTATTGTTGGCTTTGTGTTTTGGCGTAATGACGGTAATCCGTTTCATAATCCGCTCTCTATTCAGGGTGCTAAAGCCGGTGTTCCAGTTGCTCAAAATCCTGTGCCTCAAGGTCCTGTCAAAGTTGTTCACGTGGCTCCTGATAGCGTACCTGATCAGCAGAATTTGCCGCCTCCTAGCGTGACATCTGATCCGTTCGCAGCCTTTAACATCGTGATCAAGGGCAGTATCAGCACCGAATCCCAGGGCACATTATTTGCGTTCCAGCTGAGCAAAGATGATCGATCGTTTATGCACACGTCTCGTGAAATGATTGCCTCAGGCTATGGCATCATTTCCCGCGGCCCGTGTGTGGCCGAACTGACGTTTCCGGGCGGTAGTCGTCTCGTTCTTTGTTCAGGTTCTTCAACTGCCAACGGCGGCGGTGAGCGGCTCGGTGCAGAGCGAGCCGCCGTCGTTGGCCAGCCTCGTTTTGTCGCTTCCCAAGCTCCACAGCCAGCAGATACGGCGAACAAGGCCAAATATCAGGGTGCGTCATATACCGTCGTTGCTGATTCAAGCAGGACGCTAAAAACCTCGACAACTACGACCGCGAATTGAGGTGATCTCATGAAAGAACAGTATCGATTCAATCCGACCCTTGAGCGTCTTGATCTTCACAATTGCCATGTGATCGACTGGAAATGGTTCTTGCAGGAAACTCGGCCAGCTTATTGGTGGAGATTTCGTTGCTGGAACGTAAGCTATTGATTTATAAGGAGGTACGCATAATGGCCCGGTTTATGTTGAGCGACCTGTGGAAACTGCCTCTGGCACCACGGGTCGCGTAACATAGACCGTATTATGCGTAAGCCTCTTCTGATCCCCGAAAACCTTATTCGTGACGCCCAGTTGTACGCGCCGTCACGTGATCCTCTCGACGCCGTCTGCTACTGCCTGGCTGATTATCCCCGGGTTGTAGCCGAAGCTCGTCAGATGCGCTCTAGGCTGTCGCAGCTCGATAGTGAGGCCTTGCACCTCGATCAGCGTCTAGAAGCCCTCCAGACCGCTTGCAGGTCAATCCTCGATCTTTGAAACACCTTTTCACCCTGATTACCCAAGCTTTGTTTTGGCGTGTCTACAGCACCGCTATGAGGTTTGGTCCCGGCAGGTTCGAAATTCCAGCACCTCGGGGTAGCGCAGCGCAGGGGCGAGCCCCTGTTCGGAGCGAAGGCGGAGATTGTATTTGTCTGGCATCGCAGGCGGCATTTGTGGAATCTGGGGTAGACCGAAGGGCGGAGGGGCTTGGCCCCTCTTCGGAGCGAAGGCGGAGAGGTTTTGCTTGAGGCCGGCGCAGCCGGGTCCACTATCTCTAATGGTGGACTCTTGTCTCATGGTGAGAATTTGGGGGTGGTTTCGACTCTTAAGCCTTTGGCTCCAGAGTCAGCACTCCATCACTGCCAACCTCAACGTAAGTTACTGATTTTTCAATCAAAAAGTGGGCTAGCTCACTATCCTTTATCGGTTGAGCACCCTGTTTTATCAATAACTTATTGATATCTATGCATTTTTTACGCAAAAGCTCTTGTTCTGCGTTTGACAGCCTCAGCGTTGCTGGCATGGTGCCACTACCTATCATCAGAAAACCTCCAAAAGTGTACGTGCATGCATGTGACTTGTGTTGACGTATACATGCGTGCACGTATACATTCCTCATCATTGTGATTTGCATGCATGCATGCAATGGGATGTGGAAGCCAACCATGCTAGACAAGATCCATATGTTTATCCCGTTTCGCTCGGACGCGATCACCATCGTAGGCGACGTTGATCGTCACCATTCTTTGACTGTAGACCTTGCCACGCTCGGTATACCGATGCGGGCAACGTCCGTTTTTTCGGACGGTCAAGGCGGCTACGTGGTCGAGGATCTGAGTCATGCTTGGGAGTCGTTGCCTACCAGCTTTACCCCGATGGCGGTGAAGGTTTTTCACCAGTCCCTGGGCAAACGTATGACGCCCGGTGTCGAGTTGAAAGCTAGCCCAGCAAAGTTATTGCAGGGCCATAATGTTTTTGGTCCGACTTCGATTCGGCTCGGTGCTGAGGTCATGCTTAAGTGGCTTGCTGGTTCATATCCCGAGTTGTTTCAAAAGCTTGATATTCCCAATATTCAAGTCTATTGCTTGGACTGCACTTATTCGTCGAGGGTTCCTGATGAGCGTACAGCGCTTCAACTTATGCAAGCTCTACGTGGCGTTAGCAATGGCCAGACTAGAAACCGGGGTGATGATTATGAAACCACTGCCTATTGGGGTAGTAAAGAAACCCGCCTTCGAAAGCTGAAGGCTTATCTTAAGAGTCCTGAATTTCGCAATGAGCTTGAGAAAACTCTTAAGGCTTCAAGGGGAGGTAACCTTTCCGCGAAACGCGTTCTTTCTGTTTTGCAGAATCCTGAACTTCAAACATGGTCTGAAAACCTAGTTCGACTCGAAGCGACTGTTATGCATCGCTGGCTTGATCGCAAGGGTATTCCTACTACCTTGATTGAATTGTGTGAGTATCAAGAGCAATTAGAGTCTCAAGGCACCTGCTTTATTCAATGGTGTTGGCAACAGGTTACAAAAGAATTGTTTGCGGCCTTTGAAGGTATCTCCATGAGAGTAATTAATGATGACAAAGTGCTGGCCGCACTTAAAGCACGCTTTACCAAATTTGGTAAGGAAGGCAAGGTCAATGAAACCATTCCTCTTAACCTGTTTCGCACCTACCGCAGTCTTAAAGACTACGGATGGCAAGAAACCATGGATTCCATGGCTAGACCTACGTTTTACCGTCATGTTGCCCAAATTTGTGAATGCGGATTAAGTAAAGCTGCATTGCAGAAGCTAAAAGTTGATGAGCATAAGAATAATGTCGTTCCAATTCTTAGGTTTCTTCAAGTTGATTTCAGTATGCAGCGTCCTACTTGGTATGTTGAACCTCGTTTAGAGGCTGCTTAATTCATTTACACGGCCATAGATGCCAATTTAAAAACCTGTGAGGTAAGAATATGCTCGTATTACTTGGTCTTTGCCATGGTTTCAACTCTAATACACGCCAGATTGGCTCCAATACGTTCACTGACAATCAGGTGCTGATTGAGGTTGAGCAACTTAATCAGTATGGTATTCCTGAGGTCAAGACGGTTGCCGTCAAGCTTTCTAAAAAGCATATGGAAGCTGGTCTAAACAACTCTTGGAATCAGATGAAGGGTAAAAACGTTTCGATTCCTGTTTTTGTTGGTGCCTGGGCAAGTAAAGCCGGTAATGCAGGCTTTGATTATTGGCTTGCCGGTGACGGCAAGGCCCTGAATGTTCAACTTGTTAAACCTGTACAGGCGGCTAGCTGATCATGTTGCTGATCGACCGTGTTGTTTGCGATTTTTGCTATTGCGTGGTCGGTCAGTTGTTCTCTATGAATGCTGTTCGTCGAGATGGTCTGGACAAACTTAGTGTTCCTCCTCATTTTTGTGTTTGTCCAAATTGTTATGATGCTTCCGAGGTGGTTAAACTCTCTAGTACTCAGCATTCATGGAGTATTGAATAAGTGCCGTCTCAGTCTGTTTTAACTTGCACTCAATTTTCAACCTCAACTGAGGGTGTTATTTCGTGTTCGTCTCAGGCTTGGACGGAAACTTATGTTGTGACACCTGACCAGCAAGCCCAATTGGAACTTGTGATTACAGGTGGTTTTGATGGCGACACATTTATGCAGTTCTTTATGGGAACGATAATGTTATTCGTCGTCGGTTTTACAGTCGGTATTATCATTTCTCAGTTGCGCAAAATGCGCAGAGGTGTTTGACATGAAACAACAAATCTCCAAGTTCAAATCCGTTCCAACCTTCCGCAAATTGGCTGCTGGTATCGCTGGCGTTGGTGCTTTCGTTGCTGCCGGCTCCAGCTTTGCTGCTGGTGTTGCTGACGGCGCTACTACTGCAATTGCTGAAGCTCAGTCCAGCGGTGAAACTGTCGGTGCTGCTGTTGTAGCCTGTGTGGCCGCGCTCTGCGTCGTCGGTGTGATTATTGCACTCGTTCGTAAAGTCTGATTCCAGGTGATCTGGTCCGCGCTGGCTGGCATCATCATGGCTAGCGCACTGGTTTCAGGTATCCGGTGCGCTGAATATCTCTAACTTCAGCCCCCGGTTTCTTCGGGGGTTTTTTTATGTACAAGTTCTTACTTTCTTTCAGCCTGTTGTTCCTTTCGTCCTCTAGTTTTGCGGTAGATTATTACTGGTATAATACTGTCTATGGTCCTGCCCGTCATTACGGGTCGCTTTCTGCGGCTTGTGATGGAGCAGCCTCGCTTTACGGCTATTCTTTGCATTCCACTGTCAGTACGGCACCTAACCAGTGGAACTGCATGCGTAAGGGCAATGACGATAAGTTATCTGGATTTACGAGTGTTATTATGGATGGTAACTCTTGCCCCGCCAATACGACCTTTAACGGCTCTATTGGTGCTTGCGTTCCCAATTTGAAAGATGGCGAAAAGTGCGAAGATCAAACCGGCGCTAAAGGGCCCGGTGATCCTATGATTTTTGATGGTAAGGCCGGCAAGTGCGTAAATTTCACTGATTCCAGTGAGGAGCCCACTTGCAAGTATATGTTCTCTCAAGGTGGTTCCGGCTCTGCCTATCAAGTTGCAGGTACTTGGGATGGCGGTGTTCCATCTGCGCCTCCTAGCTTTGCTCAGGCTGGTACCAGCTGTGAAGTTTCCGTTGTATCCAGCAGTGACTGCGTATCTAACGTCAAAGGTGCTGTTACCTGCAATGTCATTGGCAAGCTTACTGGCAATGTTAATAATCAGACTAACGTTGTTGATGCAAAAGACGCCGCGTGCGATGGCGGTGTTTGTACTCCAATAAAAGAAGAATCCTCCACTACTGACAAGCCATGTGTTTATTCTGGCTCTGGCGGTTCCGTTAGCTGTAGTTCCGAGACTGAAACCCAGAAGGACGGCAAGCAAACGTGCGGTACGATGAATGGCGTTCGTACTTGCGTTAATAAACCTCCTTCTAGCAACGGAATCAAAATAGATAGCACTGTTAAAACCACTGACAACACAGACGGCGGTAAAACCAGCGTCAAA